GAATTCTATTTCCCGGAGCGGCGGGGCTACTCCGCATAAGCTCTTTTGAATGGAATTAGACTGTCGTGCATAGCCATTGAACCCATAATCTCTCCGATGACAGATGTTCTGATGAGTTCTGGGTCAGTACCAGTCGATGAGCAACAGCCTGTCTTCACTTGCCGATCTGGCTACCTTGTATACAATCGTCCCCGATCGTATATCTTGGACTAGAAAATGCATGAATCCTTTGTGATTTCGAAGCTTTTGACTATGATTCCAGAGCGATCCTCGATTGGTTTATCTTTTTCCTGGGTAATCGATTGGAACCTCTCAATTATTTCAGCGGTATCTTTTCCTTCTGCGATAATTAACATGTCATCACCTGAAGCCAAACAGTCAATCTTTTTATCGGATGATATGTAATTCGCCAAAGCCAGGAAAGTGATGGTATTCCCGTAGGTTGTTGGGATCGCCCATCCGGACTGGGTGGTACCGTGGAACCTACCCTGCATTTTCTAGAACTTCCCTTCTGCTTCAAAGTCCACCTCTATTTGTCTTAGCTGATTCCGCTAGATGGGTCTTATCTTACAGGGGATGTCCATGAAATTGAAAATCGGATCTATCAGACAAGTGAAACTCGCTATGTCTAGTCTGCGCAAATACTCATTTCTTGTGGCGTCACATTTGGATGCATCTGAACTAATTATTCTATTGTCTTCGTACCGGTCCATGATGCGATCCAATTTGGTCTTGATTTGATCACCAGTGAGTGCTTGTATGAAGTGCTATCTATTTTTATGATCCTCATTAGAATAAGCCAGGCAAATTTTCATGGCTTTAATCTAATTGTGGGCGAACCAGCCGATTACGGCTTTGTATAGTTCGACCCTTATCCCCACGGTCTCTGGGCGGAGACCGTTAGTTGCTCTAGACTCGGGGTTGCATATTAAACGAGAGCGTACTTCTTCGAGAGGGCAAAATTGCATCTCTCCCGCTTTTTGGAACTATTTCGAGATAGTTCTGAATTCATGAAAGCCCTTTTCCTTCCAAGCATCAAAAGCTCTTTTGTAAGATGAGCGCTTGCCGGCGTCAGCCAGTGAGTCGAGATATTCATCGAAGGTCAAGAGAGTCTGTTTTTCGACTCCAAATTCCGAGACATTAATCTAATCCTTCCCTAATCCTCCGATCTTTTGGTATCCTCGGTACACTCTTTCAGCAAATTGATCGGATATCTTTTGAACCAGACGTTTCGATCCCTTGGATTGGGTATTCATATGTCGGCTATATATAGCATGATACTAATTGTAGTCTGACATCTCCGCAAAACAGGCTCCCTAATTGAAAGAGACCACTGAATTTTTGGAAGGTGGAACGTAGGTTAGATTTTCTTCGGCCTCTTTGGAATCAATTTCTCTCCAATAAGGCTTCTTCCTCTCATCAGGGCGATGGTCGGTTACTTTCTAGCTTAATTTTGAGACGTTACTCGGGCCAGTCTCGTTCCTCTTGGTCTGATCGAATTTACCCTCTTGTATGGAAGGCTTTACAATCGATTCTATCCTTTTCACGGGTAATGTGCAAAGTGGTCGAGTGAGTCCCCCTACTGGCACACATTGCGAGTCGGACGTTTTCTCGGTTTTGATCGAAGTGTTTTGTGTCTGTTGGGCTGGCTCTGCGGCTATCCGGTTCGCTTGTGTGGGCAATGCATCCTTCCCCTTGTACTCTTTTGTATGCTTGGTCTTCATCTAGACACCATAGGCATCCACAGGGTTGATTAGCTCGGTCGGGTCATTCAAGCAGTTCAACTAACACATATCTTTTGAAACCCGATAGAGTGCGACATATTCAGTGATCGAGCACTGGTTCATTGTTGTGACCTGTTTAATATATTCAAGAATAATCTCTTCGTTATGGTACTACTTGGCTAGGCTCAGATCCTGCAATCTTGCACAGAGCTTGTATTTTTCGCGAGCGGATGGGTTGTTTGCGTAGTACATCACAGTCGAGTACTATTTCCCATGGGTCGCTTCGTAGTAGGTCTAGTTGTACCCCTTCCAGATAAGATAAAGGTCCGGTAGCTAAATTATCACAAAATAAAGCCACGTCCGCTTAGTGGAGAAGAATAGAATTATCCAGTAGATCAATAAAGGGGATATCCAAGCCAGGCCGAGGATTATTTTCGAGGGTTTTGAATAAGTCTGTGAAGTGAAATTGCCCTATTTTATTGCTTCGATGCGTGTCCGTGTGTATCTTGTTAAATAATCCTAAACGCAGACAATGAGCGATACAATCTAAGTTTCGAAAATGAACTTGAAAGGCTAGTAGTCCTACTCAATATCGAAGATTCGCTATTCCAATCGCGAGCTGATGAGATAGATGAGCGGATAAGGAAGGACGATTTGGTCGAGGCTTTGTAGGTGGAGTAGAGCAGTGTAGATATTCCACATGTGATCTTTGACTTCCCCGCTGATCCCCAATTCCTTGATCTTAGCTCTCCCGTACCAAAGCCAACGCAAATGGGACCGCACCAATCCGAAAAGATCCCAAATATAATCCTTAGAGAGAGCGACTCGGGTCAGGAGGTAAAACGCCATGGTAGTCTAGATTACAGCTCTCAGTTCGTGGAAGTATCGATTCCTCCCCAACGTGCCGCCGACAAAGCATTTGACCAGAAGGAAAAAGAAAAGTGAGACCCAAAGGAATATGAACATAAGAATCTAGTAAATCGAACTCACCTTAGCGTCGGTCCCGATCTAATTCCATGTATTGGATAGCAGCTGGATTAACAGTATCAATCTGTTGATGTTGTTCTTCAAACCCAGGCCTGCTTCGGAGTATTCGAGCGGTCGTTGCAACCAGTATGCTGATAGCAGTATCTAGAGGGGCCAGAAGGCTGTGAGGATCTCCCATTCGCGTCCTTGTGGAACATCGGCTAAATCTTGATTGTAGCGTTGGACAGCTGCGGAACAAAGCCAGAAGAAGTTAGTGTGCACCACCACGTTGAGTTCTGAATAAGAGCTGAGCCAAAATTCATGCGCAATCCATGCAACCGTGAAGATACCCACAACCACTTGTCCGAACGAAGTTGGCTATTGCTTGAGGATCATCAAATCAGTTATTTCAGACTAATCGGGCCATCTTTCTCCTTCGACTGACAGTAAACATAAATGGGTCGAATACCCAGCCCACTCGTATCCTCTGGCGGTAGGTGCCAAGTCCTTGAAACAGTTTGCTATTTTTGAGTGGTAACTATCCGCCGTCTCTCTTTCGTATCCAAAATTGAGCGTCTAGGCAAGGATTACTGCGAAAAGCATAGCGGCGATCCTGTATTCCCAAGTGAGATCCCGTTTGACGTATTCCTATTGGTTCTTCAGACCCTGTTGCTGCCAGGCATATTTCCCTTCTTCTCCTTTGAGGGCTCTGATAAGCTCGACATCTCTCCCAGTTCGCTTCGTGATGACGTCAGCCAGAGACAGCAATCTCGTTTTGGTGGAATCGATCCCTCTCTGGATCTCGTCTGATTCTATGCTATCCCCGACTCTCGCTATCCCGTCGGACAAGAAGTCTTTCACGCTAGAATATCTCATGGGATCCTCGCACAGATAATCTCGCATCCTGACGAGATAAGTGTATCGGTGCATTGTTTGGATCCAGTCAGGGTTTGATTTCAACTATTTGTAGTACGTTGTGCTGACATTCTGCGCTTTCGAATTCTCGATGAAACCGCCCGAGGTGTTCTTGATCCGCTGGTAAACCACGTTCAAAGCATCGTTCGCATCATTTTCTGCACGGGCTTTCGTTTCCCATCCAATTCGGGTCGTATTGACTGTAACTATGACACTCTCCTCGTTCTCGCTCACCCGATACTAATTTCCGCGCCCCGCAGGATCGATGGTTCTCGACACGGGATACAGGAACTCTTCGTCATAGATCGATTTTATATGTTCCGTGATTTTGATAGAGTTCAGGTGGTTAAAGCAGCCTCTCCCCTCGATCCTGGTTAAAGATTTCAGGATATCGGTCTTCGATAAGAAGCCAGGCTAATAATCGATTGAAGACGAAGGATAATTCGACGGGGCGATTAGGTGATTATATCCGTTACCATGGGATTGTGGACCCGAAGTCGTCGCGCATAATCTCTATTCTGGTCTCTGGGTATCCCAATAGGTCTTGAGATCGGATTTGCCACCTTCCGAGAGAGTTTTTCCATCTAGTTCCTGATGATCCCTGATCGAGTAGCTCTTGTGGACATTTGTGATCGTCACTTTGTAGTCATGGAATGATTCGGAATAGAGTGAGAGTCCTTGGATTAGTGGTGCAAGATAGTACAGTGCGTCAACAGTAAAGATCTCGAATTCGTCATATTCTTGGAGTAGGTATCGGGAAAGGTTGCAACCGCTGGCGAACTCGGACACGAATTTTCCGTCGACCATCATCTCATCGCCATAGAACATGAGGAGGTGACGAGGATAGAGTTTGTTTCGGTAACGTGAGAATCCACAGATATCAGCCTCTCGCTCGTAGTTATCAAAATTGATATATTTTTCCGTGCCGTCTGGAGTGGTTGATTTTTGAAGTGTGACGTATTCTATCCCAGCCTGTTCAAGCAAAGGATTCTACGCCACTGGCATGAGGGTCACGTTGGCTCCGATGTCGACTATTGCTCTTTGAGTGTCGTTTCCTTGGGCTCCCTTTTGTCTGAGACGCTTCGTTGCATAAGTGAAATTGGACTAAGCCAGGAAGTTCGTCACAGTTCGCTAGTAAGTGTGGGTGCATTCGTTGGATGCGTTGGTCGATTCGATGTTCGTGAAGAATTCATTAACTTCAGCTTCGATATCGAACTCTTTCAACAACTTCGCCTAGCATTCGACCTCTTTGGTGGAAAGTCGCGCCTTTTTGTTCGATATGATGGGTCCGGCTGGCATGGAAGTGAGTCGCCCGTTGATGAAACTCGGCGTGGCATTCCTGTTGTTCACACCTCGAATGATGTACTCTTCCCGATACTAACAATGAGATATCAGGGATCTTTTCGAGTTGCCCTTAACTTTCTGCCAGGCCATGAGTATAAGGAGGTTTGGAGAATAGTTCAATTTCTTGAATTGGTCTTTTCCTTCTCCTTTAAGATGCTTTATTCCTTTAGAAAGATCGTCATAGATAACATTGTTAACATAGACAGTCCCGCCCATTTCGTGTTTCTATTCGGAAAACGTCCGGCGATGTTCTTTCTCGGAAGTGGCATCTTGCTCCTTTCCTTGGTCAGTCCACCATGACTCGATGTTGGGCCGACATTCCTGCTTAGAGCCAGGATGTGAGGGTACCCCAGAGAATTCCGCCCAGAATCCTATTGGGGCAATCTCCTCGATGTTCTCGTTTTTGAAGAGTTCCAAGTTCTTCTCACGTGAACATTGGTGTACCAATGCTGCGCATAACCCCTAGTCGATGTCAACAGAGAGGTATGGCACATTGGCTTCGTTTTTGAAATTCTAGTGGATCGTTTCTAGATATCTCATGATGATGATTTTATGGCTAGTAAGTGTGGGTGCATTCGTTGGATGCGTTGGTCGATTCGATGTTCGTGAAGAATTCATTAACTTCAGCTTCGATATCG